CAGGCGCACAAGGTTAATAAAGTAGCAGAGGGAACGGAAACCATCCGTTCCCTTTTCATTTATTCAAAATTAGTCGGAGGTTAAGAAAATGAGAAATTTGGAAACAAGAGATTTGTTTGAAGCAGGAAGATTGATTTCAAAAATCGGTATTAGAGAAGAGATTTTAGAAATTGCAAAGCGTGCAGAGGAAAACGCCGGAAAGAAAATCAAAATTGATTTTGGTGTTGATTTGATTCTTGGCATTTTCGAAAAGGCAATGCATCAGAACACAGAAAAAGAAATTTATGTTTTTATTGCAAACATCTTCGAATGCACATGGGAAGATGTTCAGCACATGGATCCGCTTGATTTGTTTGATAAGTTGGAGCAAGTCGCGGATTTTGAGAAGTGGAAAAGTTTTTTCAAACGTGCAGTGCGATTGATTCCGAAGAAATAATCGATTTGCTACTGCACAGATACGGAAATTTAGAATACATAATGCAATCAGATATCGAAACGGCAATGCGGATTATTGCGAAGGCAAAGGAGAAGGAGCAGGAAAACCGCTTTTTCTTGCAATGGGTTGTTCAGCTTCCCCACATGACGAAGGAAAACTTTGTTTCCTTTGATTCTTACCTTGATAAAGTGACCGGAAGAAATATTGACCGCCGCCCGGTATATGAATGCATGGCAGAAATAGAAGAAATAAAAAAGAAGTTCAAATAAAAAGGCGGTGCGGCAATGGCATTATCTATTTTTTCATTGATGGGATCAATCTTTGTTGATTCAAGCGAAGCGGAAAACAGTATTTCCAAAACGGAAGAAAAATCGAATAAACTTGCGGATTCCTTCATCAATGGAATATCAACCGCCGGGAAATGGGCGGCAGGCATTGCAACCGCCGCCGCATCTGCCGCCGTTGCGGTAGGCACAGCCGCGATTAATGTTTCAACGGATGTTGATACGGCAATGAATGATTTCGCGGCATCAACCGGAACAGCCGTTGAAGAGTTGGGCAAATATGAGGATGCAATGTTAAATATCTACAAAGCCAATTACGGCGAATCATTTGAAGATATTGCGGCATCAATGGGCGAAGTCAAACGGATTATGGGCGAGGGCATGGGCGCGGAAGAGTTGGAAGCAATGACAACAAATGCTTTGATGCTTCGCGATACGTTTGATTTTGAAGTTTCCGAGAGTGTCCGGGCGGCAAATTCTTTAATGGATCAGTTCGGCATATCCGGCGAAGAAGCCTATAATTTGATTGCGCAGGGCGCACAAAGCGGATTGAACCAAAACGGCGATATGCTTGATGTATTGAACGAATACGGCGTGCAATTTTCGCAAATGGGCTATTCCGCGGAAGATATGTTCAACATGCTTGCAAACGGCGCAGAATCCGGCACATGGAGCATCGACAAATTAGGCGATGCGGCGAAGGAATTTAATATTCGCATGCAGGACGGCACAGCAAACAAGGCTATTGAAAAGCTTGGTTTGAATGTGGCAGAAGTGAATAAAAAATACGCCGCCGGAGGAAAAGAAGCGCAGGGGGCAACGCAAGAGATTCTTGCGGCATTGCAGAGCGTTGAGGATGAAAACGAGCGTTACATACTCGGACAACAATTGATGGGCACTATGTGGGAAGATCTCGGCGAAGATGCCATTCTTGCCATGTCAGATACAGAAGGCGCAATCAGTAATACAAAAGATGCATTAACAGAAATTAACGATATCAAATATGATGATCTTGGAAGCATGATCGAGGGCTTGAAGCGCAATTTCGAAACGCTTCTTCTTCCCCTTGGCAATGCCTTGATTCCGATCATTATGCAGTTTGTACAGTTGATACAAGACAACATGCCAATGATTGAATCACTATTCGCACAAGTAACGCCAGTTATTGCGCAATTGTTCGAAAGTTTGATTCCGCCATTGATGCAATTGATTTCAACATTGCTTCCGCCAATCATGCAAATTGTAAGCACTGTTTTACCGTTGGTTTCTTCGTTGATTTCTGCATTAATGCCGTTATTTACGCAGATAATCGAAGCAATTCTTCCGGTTTTTCTTAATTTGATTAACATGTTGCTTCCGCCAATTTTGCAGATTGTGAACATGGTTTTGCCGATTTTGATTCAGTTAATCACGCCGATTTTGTCATTGCTTCAGCCGATCATAAATTTATTAAGCCCCTTGATTGAATTATGCATGGCATTGATTACGCCGCTTGTTGAATTATTGGGCGCAGTATTGCCGCCATTGATTGAAATTATTGTCTATTTGGCGGAAGTTGTTCTTGCACAATGGCAAAAACAATTCGAGAATGTAACAAGCGTAATCACAAATGTTGTAAATATTGCCGTTGCATTCGTGCAAAATCAAATTGCGATCATGCAAAGCGTATTTTCGGATATTATTTCATTTCTTCAAAATGTATTTACCGGGAATTGGTCGGCGGCGTTTGAAAATGTGAAGAACATTTTGACGAATGTTTTCAACAATATTATCACGTTCCTTCAAAATGTGTTTACCGTCAATTGGACGGCGGCATTTGAAAATGTGAAAACCATTTTAACGAATGTTTTCAACAATATTATCACGTTCCTTCAAAATGTGTTTACCGTCAATTGGTCGGCGGCATTTAATAATGTGAAAAATATTTTAACGAACATCCTCACAAATATAACTGATTTCATCAGTAACGTATTTACCGGGAATTGGTCGGCGGCGTTCGAGAATGTGAAAAACATTTTGTCAAATATTTTTAATGGAATGATTGACATTGTGCGAAATCCAGTAAATACAATTATCGGAATTATTAACGGCATGATCTCCGGTGTAACTTCCGGAGTTAATAGTGTGATCGATGTATTGAACGGTTTGCAAGTTGATGTTCCGGATTGGGTAACAAAAGCAACCGGAGTTACATCATTTGGATTTGATATTTCCCATGTAGACACGCCGGAAATTCCTTATTTGGCAGGCGGCGGCACAGCAATCGAAGGCGGATCCGCAATTGTGGGAGAAGCCGGGGCGGAATTAATCAATTTGCCGCAGGGCGCAAGGGTTACACCATTAACAAACAACGGCGATCCCATCGGTTATAAAGAAATGGCATCGAAACTTGATGTTATGATTGATTTGTTGGCGGCAATCCTGCAAAAAGAAGGCGTTGTCCACATCGGGGAATCCCAATTTGTTGATTATATGAATAAGAGTTTGGGCGCGTTGCTCTAGGAGGTTAAAAAATGCGGAAATTTTATGTTGAAAACGAATACAATGAGCGTTTTTCCTTGTGGGGCAATCGCGTGTATATGGTTGATCCTTCCGGATTGGGGATCAAGCATGATGCAACATATATTCGCATAGGAAATTCTTTTTTGAGAAATAAAAAAATGCAAGTCAAGCAATCAACCGTTGGCGGCAAAATAGAATTTATGGATCCGGGCGCAAGTCAGAAATTCAAAGAATTTTATGATTTTTGCGCCGCCGCATCCGAATTATATCTTGTATATGATCCGGGCGATGGGAAAGAATATATTCGCGATATTGACATTATGGAAGCAGGCAAGACCGAAAGAACCGGGGGCACACTTCCGATCACAATAAAATTTGCATGCAAATCGCTTTATTATTTGCGCAACAATAGCCGCTTTATATTCGAAGCAGATGCCAACGAAAAAAGATACGATTATCAATACGATTTCACATATAGCGATTATGGAACATATGAAACAATGATCGACAATTCCGGGCATGTGGAAGCCCCTTTCGATTGTATCATTAACGGCTATTGTGTAAATCCTGCAATTCAGATCGTGAAGAATGGCAAAGTATTTTACGAAGTAGAATTTCCGGTTGCCATCGAGGAAGGGGAATATTTGCGATATTCTTCGCGCGATGGAATGCTTGAAGCAACGCTTGTTTCCGGGAAGAAAGAAACGAATTTAATGAATTTGTTGGACATTACGAAGGATAATTTTTTCAAAATCCCGGTTGGAGATAGCAAGATTGTTTTTTCTTCTTCCAGTGCAAGCACAAACATCATTTCATTAACAGTATATAAAATGTATGAGGTTGTTTGATATGTTATGTTATTTCATTTCACAAAAGGATTTTTCCCTTTTAAATTGTGTTGAAGTCAATTCATATTCGGTCGGGCACGATTTGGATCTTGGCGGCAAATCAAAAATCGTCATTGCATGCAATCCGAAAGCTTCCGCCGATGATTTTGTTGTTTTGAAGGATGGCAAAGATATCAAGCTAAAAGGAATCATCGAAAAGATTGATAATATCCAAGGCGAAAACATGCATACGATTTCATGCTTGGAGATTGAAAGAATCTTTGATCGAAAAATCTTTCTTGCCGATACGGAGATCATCAAAGAAACCGGAATCGAAGATTTTGTTGCGGCAACTATCCGGAAGTATTTTTCGCAATCCGGCGATGCTTTTATTGATATGACATATATAAATTGCAGAGTGTTGACGCATACGAAAATCAATTCGAAGCCGATTGCCGATGATGGCATTTATAATTTCAAAACATACCTTGGAAACATCAAACAGCAATACGGAATTTTTCTTGATTTCGAGTTTACGAAAACCGCATTGAATATCGTGATTTATAAAAAAGAACAAACGGCATTGAATATTGATACAACATTGACGGACATTGACACATACAAAGAGACATACGAAGTCAAGGCATTATCAAAATTGAATGTCAAATGGTTTAATACACTAACAGAAAAAGAAAGCTTGCGCACGTTCTATTTGCACACAAATCGAACCATTTCCGAAGTAGACGAAAGGCGCGTTGATGGTATTGTTTCTTCGTTCTATTCGGCAACGGAAACCGAAGAAGAAATGATTGAAGCAGTAACAAATGAATTTCGCAATAATTCCTATTCGCATTTAGTTGAAGCGAATATTTTCGCAAATTCAAAGCTTTATCCACTAAATGAATTATATGTGGGGCATGAAGTGACAATCAAAACGGCGGCAGGCGTAAAAGAAAGCATTATTTCCGGCATATCCTTTTCCGATGATGCGGATCTTGTGCTTGTGAAGTTCGGCAATTTAAAAGTGACATTAACGGACAAATTGAAGTGAAAGGAGAAATAAAACAATGGCAGTTCGCGGAATTACATTTTCGAAACAAACCGTTTCTTCAAGTGACGATTCCCACATTTACGGCATTTTTTTGAAGGCCAGAAAGGGCAGATCCGAAGGGCTTGAAATGACTTTCGGCATTGATGATATTTATATTGCGAAGGGGCGTTTTTTCGCCGCAAACAGAATGATCGAAGTATCATCAATGGAAACCGTCACAACGCCAGTTGTTACAACCGGAACATTATATTGCCGCCTTGTATTTGAAATTGATATGTCGGTTACAAATACGAACAACGAGTTCAATCAAGGCGCATTCAAGGTATTAACAGCCCCGGCAGATTATCCGGAAATTGTGCAAGAGGATATTGCGGCAGGCGGCAACATTTATCAATTGCCCTTCGCAACATTTACAAAATCAATGAATGGAATCGGAAATTTCGCTTCCGAATTGGAATCAATCGGCTATATCAAAGAGGATGCAACAATCTATGTTGCCACAAGCGGCAACGATGCATCCGGCAACGGTTCAGAGGATCGCCCATTTGCAACGATTCAACATGCGATTGATAGCATTTCGAAGGATCTTGCAAATAAGGAAATTACGATCAATATTGCATCCGGTACATATGCGGAGAATGTGGAGGTTGCCGGATTTTATGGCGGAACGCTTCGTTTTGATCTTGGCGAAGTAGTTATGAAATCTTTTGTATTGTATGAAGCGGATGTTATCGTCAACGGCACTTCATTGACATTGAACGCATCCGGCAATGTATACGGATTCAGATGCCATCGCGGAGCAAATGCAATTTTTCAATGTCCGCTTACCGTCAACGGATCAACAAACGGCGTGTTTGTTTCATACGGAAGCCGCTTTTCTTGTAGGAATGTAACGGTTAATAGTTGTACAAATGCCGTTGTATGCAATTTTGCGGCGCAACTTTATATCGGCACATTAAGCGGAAGCAAAAACAACAATGGCATTTCTGCATCCGGCGGAATCGCATCGTTTGAAAGCGTTGTTTCTTCAATGGCTTCAACGCTTTATATCACATCAGCAGGCGGCAAAATATTCATGGGATCGCAAGCAAGCGTTCCTTCATATTAGGAGGGTAAAAAATGAATGTAATTCATTGCGGCGTAACTTACGAATGCGAAGTTGCGGTTAAATGTGAAAATGATCGTTATATCAAATTATATGATGCATCCGGGGCGGAGATTATTTCATTTCATGGCATTTCGGATTTTGCAGAATTTGAGATTTCCGGCGGCGATTTTATCGCCCCTTGCGATTGCGATATGCCTATTGTTTTAACAACCTATGTTATCGGCGGCAGGACGATCACAATAAACGATTGGATACTTAATGAAGATAATTCCGGTTATTATTATGAAATAGAAAGCGGATTAATCTCCGGAAATGCGGAAACGTGCGATATTGTATTGAATTTCGCGCCGGGAACAAATTTTGATTATAAGGCAACGCAGGCGGATGAAAAGATTATTCTTTCCGTTTCCGCCGCGCCGATTAATGATGTGATTATTGAACGGATTCGGATAACAAAAGCATAAATAAAAATGTACGAAAGAGAGGAAAAAAATGTCTATTTGCGATAATACAATTTATACAAATTATACATTTACCAAAAGTGCAGATACCACATTTGAGCAAATCAATTGCGGCAGTATTAAATATTACAAAAAATTGGGTATAGTAAAACTTCACATTACATTGATGCAAAACTCGGATATTTTAGCGCATCAAAATATTGAAATAGGAAAAATTGAAGGGTGGAACAATGGCGAAATATATTTTATTGCACATGCGAGATCAAGTAGCCATAACTTAAGGATGCGCATAGATGCATCCGGCAACGTAACCGCCCAACCAGTTACAACAATTACGCAAAAACAATGGTGGCAAGTGCATGGTATTTTTTAAACATTCCAAAATATGATTGTAAATCACAAAAAACAATAATAAAATCACGAAACAAAAAGAAAAGGAGGGCAAACCAATGTATGCAATTATGCTTGATGAAAAAAATTATATCAAGGACATTTCCGACATAGTAAGAAAGCCCGAAAGCGTTCTTGTAAATTCCATTCCGGATGAAGAGGATCCGGAGAAAATGCAATGCTATCAATACATAAAAGAAAAGTATGTTTTTGATGCGGAGAAATGGGCGGCAATCGAAGCCAAACGCGCGGAAGCAGAAGCAGAAGCGGCAGAAGCGGCGCGCATTGCCGGAATCATGCAGGAAATCAGCGATCTAAAGGCAGAAATCGCGGCATCCGATTATCAGATCATTAAATGCTATGAATACGCCTTGAATGATCTTCCTGCCCCTTATGATGCGGCGGCATTGCATGAGGAACGGCAGGCAATGCGCAACAAAATAAACGATCTTGAAGCAACTTTATAAAATACACACAAGGGATTGCAATTTGCGATCCCTTTTTTATTGGAGGTAAAAAACATGGAAAAAATCAAATGGCTTCTTTCAATTCTTTTCGGACTTATAACCACATTTTTCGAGCAATACGGCGTTTTGATTGCGCTTGTTTCCGTTGCAATCGTTTTCGATTTTGTTACCGGGCTTATTAAAGCGAAGGTTAGTGAAAACGATGCTTGGAGTTCTTCCAAATGTCAAAAAGGCTTCTTCAAAAAGCTTGCCTTGCTTGTGGGCATGTTTTTCGGGTTCTTCCTTGATTGGTTTATCCCTTATACGCTTTTATATGTGAACGTAACATTGCCATTTGCGATGCCGTTTTCAATGATTATCAGCTTTTATATTGTTTTGAATGAATCAATTTCGATTTGTGAAAACCTATACGCCGCAAATCCCGAAATTATGCCGAAATGGATCGTTTCGCTTCTTACAACGGTAAAAGATAAACTTGAAAGCCCGGCGGATCACGAAAGAGAGGGTTAAACATGAGAAATGCGGCATTTATCAAAAAGATTGCGGCATGCGTGAAGAAATACGCGCCGCAATATGAAATTTTGGTTTATTCGCCCATCATTGCGCAGGCGGTTCTTGAATCAGCTTCCGGCGAATCGGAGCTTGCGCGCGTTTTCAATTTTTTCGGCTTGAAATGGCGAAAAGGGCGTTGCCCTTCTTCCAGTGGCTATTATATCAAAGAGGGATCCGAACAAAATGCAGATGGCACATATTCATCAAGTGTTATGAAGTGGTTCAAGTTCCCGGATATGGATGCAGGCGTAAAGGGATATTTTGATTTTATCAACATTCCCAATTATGCAAGCTTGAAGGGCGAAACGGATCCGGAAGCATATTTGCAGAAAATCAAGGCGGCAGGATATGCAACATCCTTGAAGTATGTTGAAAACCTTTTGAAAGTCATTGAAAAATATGATCTGACAAAATATGATCCTGCATCCGGAGAAGAAACGGAGGGAAAAAAGATGGCAAAAGTATTTTTGAGCGCAGGGCATGGCGGAAGCGATCCCGGCGCGGTTGCATATGGCATGAAGGAAAAAGATATCAATTTGCGCGTTTTGCTTGCCTGCAAAGAGGTATTGGAAGCGCACAAAGTAAAGGTTATTTGTTCCCGGACAACCGATGAAAATGATCCGGTTTCGCAGGAGGTAAAGGAAGCCAACGCAAGCGGCGCAGATCTTGCCGTTTCATTTCATATCAATGCAGGCGGCGGCGATGGATTCGAAGCATTTTGCAATTTCAAGAATGCGGATGCGATGAACCTTGCAAGGCTTGCAGAAAAGCACATTAAAGCGATGGGGCAGAATAGCCGGGGAATCAAAAGCGGCATGCACTTGAAATTTATTAAGGGCACGAACATGACCGCCGTTTTATTTGAATCCTTCTTTGTGGATAATGATGCAGATAATAATATCGGCGATACAGTTGCAGAACAAAAGGCGTTCGGCGTTGCCTATGCGAAGGCGATCTTGGAGCATTTGGGCATCGCATACAAGGGCGCAGGAGCAGGCGCAGGGGCGGCACAGAGCAACAAAAAGCCCGAAGCCGATAAAAAGCCCGAAGCGGCGGCAAAAGGGGCTTATTTGGTCAAAATAACGGCTTCCGCCTTGAATGTTCGCGCAGGCGCAGGCATGGCGCACAAAATCAACACAGTTGTTCGCGCCGGGGAAGTGTATACCATTGTTGAAGAAAAATCCGGATGGGGCAAATTGAAATCCGGCGCAGGGTGGATTTGTTTGAAGTATACGGAAAAGGCATAATTGCCCGGCGTGGCTTCCATTTTGCCGCCTTCCTGCCGTTTTAATGGCATGAGTGGGGGAAAATTAGGGGGCAGGCGTAAAAATCGAATATGGGACAAATACGAAGCGAAGAGGGAAGGCAAAACACGCCTTCCCTTTTTTATTGTTCAATTATTGAAATTCTGATTTTGAAACTTCCTTTTTCCGCTATCAATTCATCATCATAAATCATTTTATAATTTCCGCCGTAAATTTCGCCCACAATCCCGGCAATCCGGTTTTCATTCATCAATTTTAAAATTCGGGTACATGATCCGGCTTTAACATATCCCACAAGTAGCCCATCAATAACAACTTTAATTGCGTTTGGATCATGGGGGTTCGTGGGTTCGGGGATCAATTCGGTTTTTTGGGGCGCAAAGCTATATTCAAAAATTTTTTGATCGCATAATTTCTTTGCAATGATTTCTTTTTTACTCAAAGCATACGCCGGATTTTTGATTGCCAATTTCAAAATATTATTCGTATAATGCGAAATGCCAGTTACATTATAATTTTGCCGCTTTTCATTCGCATCGGCGGCGGTTTGGATGGTTGCGATTGGTTGCGGCTTCGCCGTTTCGGTTGTAAACAAATTCGATAAAGATTTGAAAAAGCCCATGTTTCTATTTCCTCCGGTTTTTGCGATTATATTATCACAGTTTCCGGAATTTGGAAATATAGAAAGGGCAAAATGCCCCTATATTTATTTACTAAAAATTATGTATATGGTATTATATACCTATTCGAGATTTTAAGAATTTGAAGCAGGACAAGAAGCCGCCGGGGGGTTAGGATCCCGGCGTTTCATCCATTACACCAACAATTTTTATCCCGGCTTCTGCAAGGCGTGATCCGTCTTTCCTTGGTTTGCCGCCCAAAGCTTTATTGATTGCATTTCTTGCGCAATCTTGGCTTGCGTAAATGTTTCGATCTCCATCAATTATCCAACCTTTTATTGTTTCGGTTTCGTATCGTTTAATAGTAATTTTTCTATACACTAGAGGGGGGCAAGTTTTCGCAACCGCACTATCTTTCCATACAACGCGCATATATATCTTCCTTTCTTTTTGTCGATATATATGATGGATGTGCAGTAAATGAAGCACATCCATCATACATATCAAAGCCAATAATAATTTGCGGCGATCTGAATTGTGCCGCAATGCCCATAGATTTAAAGAATCCTAGCACCAACCGAAACAACGCCGGGTTCACAGATGCAGAGCGCAACAAGCTTCAATTGTTGCTTGATTCGGGTTTTGTCGATTCCTTCCGATTCCTGCATCCGGACGAAATCAAATATTCGTGGTGGTCTTATATGTTTAAAGCAAGAGAGAAAAACGCCGGATGGCGAATCGATTATTTTCTTGCTTCGCAGGAATTAAAAGAACGCATTATTGCCGCCGATATTCAAACAAATATCATGGGATCCGATCATGCGCCGATATCACTTGAAATAGATATCTAAAATAAACTCTTCGCCATTTTCGCGGCTATATTCAACTTTATCAATGAAGGCTTTTAAATACTCATTTTTTAAGTCTGCATTGATATTGTTGTCTTTTAGCATGTCCAAAGCTTGATACAATGAAAAAATCCGTTCTTCATATTCGGTTTTTTCCGGGATTGTGTTTTCAAGTTCCGCAATTTCTTTTTCGATTGATTCCAACCGGGCATTGTGCTTCGCTTTTCTTTGAACAAATTCGTTCGCAGTGTAAACGCCATCTTCATAATCATCGAAGATCCTTGAAAGCGTTTTTTCGATTTTCTTCTTTTCCTTTTCCAAAGTTTGAATTTGTTTTAAAATATCATCTTCATCAACAATCCCGGTATTATCAACCTTTACTTGAAAATCATCGATGCTCAATTTCAAGCCGTAAACGAATGCATCCATAATATCCGCCAAAGTTGCAGATTTAACCTTGCATTTTTGGGATGGTCGATGATTGATGCGCGGTTGCACGTTTTCTTTGTTGGTATATCCGCAATAAACCATTGTATAACCGCATTTTTGGCACACAAGCAATCCGGCAAGGGGATTTTGCAAATTTAGATTTGCTTTTGTTTTGTCGCTCTTGAAATCCTTGGTTGCGGCAACAAACATTTCTTCCGATACAATCCCCGGATGTTTGCCCTCATATTCCATATAATGCGCCGTATGATTTGACCGGGGGCGCGTTTTCACAAGTTCCCCATTTACCATTGATTTAATAGACATTCGATCATTCCATCGCACCTTGCCGCAATATATGGGATTCTTTAGCATTGCTTTGATACTGGATGCACTCCATTCCGGATCCCCGGTATATGTGGGAACATTCAAGTTTGTTAATTTCCGCGCTATTTCGCCCGGTGTCATATTGTTTTCGACTTTCCAACGGAATATTTTTTCGACAATTGGGGCTTCTTCCGGATTTGGTTTCAGCGTTCGGAATGCTTTTGTTTTAACAATATCGTATCCATAAGGGCGATATGCGCCCATGTAATTTCCTTCAACAACCGCTTGCCGTTTGCCGCGTTCAAGTCTTTTTTGGATTGTTTTATATTCCCGGCGTGACATGAAAAGCACAAATTCCATATATTCTTCATCATCGGCATTGTGTGCAACATCATATGTTTTCGTAGGCGTTACAACTAGAAGCCCATCCCGATTGTTTGAATACTTCAAGCAATCCATTATTATTTGCATATCCCCTTGATTTCCGCGCGAAAGTCGGTCCACATCAATGATGATAATTCCGCGATATTTCCCATCGTAACATTCTTGAATCAATTGTTGAATTTGTGGGCGTGCCGCAATCGTTTCGCCGGAAACAATTTCTTGAAATACCTTGCCAACGTATAAACCTTGACGCGCCGCTAGCTTCGTTAAAATATCCCGGTGGCGTTTCAGCGTTTCGCCTTCTCCCAATTTTTCCGCTTCGATATCCGCGCGGCTTTTTCGTAAATAGAGTGCATATACATCCATAATTTTCTTTCATTCCTTCTTATAAAATTTGTCGATATTGTTTGAAATTTTCCAATCTTTTCTTGTTGTTATGTCGATTTTTGCTATTTATAATAAAATTATAACTATTGACGAACATTCGTTCTTCTCCGGTACGGTAAAATGAAAGGGTGGTTCATGTGAAAGAATCGTACAAGCAAAAAATCATTAAATTATTGGATCTTGCGGATTTGGAATTGTTGGACTTCGTTTGCAAATTACTTGAAAAGCGAATTTTTAAATCGTCTTGAAACTTTCCAACATTTGCTTGAATCCTGCAATTTGTTTTGCGTCAAGTTCACAAAGCGTTTTTATCAAAGAATGAAATTCGGGATCGTTCAAAATTCTTTCGAACAATTTTGATTCCGAAGGATCATCCATCAACCGATCAACGATGCCCACAAGGGCATCGTTGTTTTTTTGTACACTTTCCCATCCAAGAATATATTCGGGGGAAGAATCCAAAATTTCCGCGATTTCTTCAAGTCGATCCGAAGGGATATTTGTTACAATCCCTTTTTCATACTTCGAAATCGTTTGCCGTTTAGTATTTAATAACTTCGCAAGTTCTTCTTGTGTCAATCCCTTTGATTCCCTCAATTCCCGTATTCTATCGCCTTTTGTCATTATTTCACACCTGCCTTTCAAAATCATTATAGCACAAAAATTACCCTTTGCAAGAAAAAAAGCACTTGACAAGGGCAAAAAATGTATTATACTGAAAAGTAATAAAAAGCACTTCACAAGTGCGGAAATATTGCGAGGTGGTAAAATGATTGATACAAAACAGCTAAAAGGAATTATTATTTCAAAAGATTTGACGCAAAAAGACGTTGCAAATCATTTGAAGATATCGCCGAAAACATTCTATGCAAAGATGAAAAAAGGGGTTTTCGGAAGTGATGAAATCGAAAGCATGATTGATTTGCTTTCGATAAAAGATCCGGCGAAAATTTTTTTTGCCAAAAAGCGCACTTGACAAGTGATAAGGAGGTTTGAAGATCTATGAAGGATCCGGGGATGCGTAGCGAATGCGCAAAAGTAAGGGTGCATGTTCCCGATCATTCAAAAGATAAGGCGGCAACACAGAACGTCAAAGCCGCAACGGAAAGTTTTTTGCAAAAGATCATGTTGCAGAATGCAAGGGCAACGAGTTGAAGGGAGGGCGCAGGAATGGCGAACAGCGTGCAAATCACATTGATTATTTGTGTAACATTGATCGCATTGTCTTATTTGGGCAATAGAAAAAAATAAGGAGTAAGGGAAGATGGACACCAAAACAAGAATCATCGGCATTTTAAGAGCCACAGAAAGAAAAGGCATTGAAGATTTAATCGGATGGATGGAGAAGAACGGATTCTTCGATGCGCCATGTTCAAGCCACTATCATTTGGCAGAGCCGGGCGGATTGGCGGAGCATTCATTGAATGTTTTTCGGGTTGCGATTGGCATTGCAAGCGAATTATATAAAAAGGATCCCCAGAAATTATCATTTGATTTCGTCAATGGAATCGTTATTGCTTCCATCCTGCACGATTTGGGCAAAGCCGGGCAATTCGGCGAACCAAATTACAAAATGAAAATCATCGAGGGAGATCCCGAAACGGTAGCATTCGAAACCAACAAAGATTTGCTATACATACCGCACGAAGTAAGAAGCATTGCAATCGCTTCGCAGTTTATCCAATTAACGGAGCAGGAGCAATTTGCAATCCTCTATCACAATGGATTATACGGCGAATTGCAGAGCATCAAGAACCATGAAACGCCCTTATATATGATCCTGCATTTTGCGGATATGTGGGCAAGTAGAGTTATTGAAAATTAGGAGGAAAAAACAATGCAGAATAATGAAAATATCAAAGCAAACCTTGAAGAAGCGGCAACGCCCATGATTGGAATTTCCGTTGAAGAATATTCCCGGTTAAAGGATATCGAAACACGATTCACAGTGTTAAAAAATCAAATGTTACATGCGGAATATTGCCCGATTCATACGCAAGTGATTCTTGGCATCGAAAACGAGTACAAAAACAAGGAATTGCAGATTCCGGCGTTTATGAGTGAATAGGAGGGCCGGGGCATGAAGTATTTTAGTTTGTTTAGTGGAATAGGGGCATTTGAAAAAGCCCTTGACAGATTAGGCGTTTCTTATGAGTTGGCAGGATTCAGCGAAATTGATAAATATGCCGCCGCTTCATATTGTGCAATTCATGACGTACCGGAAACAATGAATTTCGGGGATATAACCAAAATCAACGAAAAGGAGCTTCCGAAGGATATCGATTTAATTACATACGGTTTTCCATGCCAAGACATTTCCAACGCAGGCAAACAAAAGGGATTATTTAATGCCGATGGAACGCAAACAAGATCCGGACTGTTTTTTGATGCATTGCGCATCATCGAAGAAACTAAACCGAAAGTTGCGATTGCGGAGAATGTTAAAAATCTTACTTCAAATAAATTTTCGGAGCAATTCAAAATTGTTTTGGATTCATTGGAACGCGCCGGATATAACAATTATTTTAAAGTATTAAATGCAAAGAATTTCGGCATTCCGCAGAATCGGGAAAGAGTGTTCATCATTAGCATTAGAAAAGATATAGATACAAAATCTTTTTGCTTCCCCGAAGCATTCCCCTTGGAATTGACATTGAAAAATATTTTGGAAGATTCCGTTGATGAAAAATATTATATCAGCGAAACCGCATTAAATGGATTGATTGAGAGAAAAAAACGGCATATCGAAAAAGGAAATGGATTCGGCTTTGTTGTCAAAAACGAAGATGAAATATCCCCGACTATAACCGCCAGATATTACAAAGACGGTTCGGAATGTTTAATTGTCCGTGAAGCCACAAAACAAGGTTATTCGGAAGCATATGAAGGGGATTCCGTCAATCTTGAACATCCCAACAGCAAAACACGCCGGGGAAGGGTCGGAAAGCAAATCGCCCAAACATTGACCACATCGCCACAACAAGCAGTTGTTTTAGATTCCGGCAATCTTCCATGTACTACAAGGGGCAAACAAATTGCCGGAGCATTAAGGGCATCGATACACAAACAAGGATCCCGAAATTTGGTTGCAAATGTTCAAAGCGGCTTAGGATATGAAGGCGTTATTGATAGCGAATTGCGATTGCGCAAATATACGCCGCTTGAATGCTTCCGCTTGATGAATTTCGATGATGCAGATTTTGAAAAAGCCGCCCTTGTGAACAGCAATACGCAGTTATACAAGCAAGCAGGCAACAGCATTGTTGTGGCAGTTATCGAAGCAATCTTTAAAAAATTGTTTGAAGCTGGTGTTTTATAGGAGGGCGCAGAATGAAAAAGATTACAGTTGAAATCGAAATAACGGATTCGGAAGAAGAATAAAAGCCGCAAAAACACATCGATTTTTGCAAAAAGTATTCGGGCATAAAAAACGCCCACAAACACAGTAAACAAGGGCAACGGAAGCATTTTTACAAATGCAATATAATATTATGCATTCGTTGCATCCGGAAAGGTGGAGAAATGATAACTAATTGCCATTCATATACGGGCAAGTGCCCTTGCATTCTTTGCAAAAAAGATTGTTGCACTACCTTCGAAAAAGACGGAATGACAGATACAGAAAAGTTATGCACCAAGGCAAGAAAATATTGCGAAGCATGTGCATCAGAATACGAGGAACGCAAAAAAAGGAGGGGCAAAGGATGGGGAGATTGACTTTTAAAAGACGATTTGAGTTTTTCAAACCGGATGAAGAAACAACCACAATTTCTATTAAAGGATATACACAGATTACAGAACAAGAAGGAACGCGCGGCGCAAAAAGTTTTTATTTAGTGGGCGAAGCCGTTGAAAAATTAGCAGATTATGAAGATGCAGAGGAACAAGGCTTGTTGCTTCGCCTGCCTTGTAGCATCGGCGAACCGATCTTTGTTGTTCCTAGCCTTGTAAATTACAAGCTTAATAAACTCAATCATTATGAGAAGAATAACAGAGTTTACGAACAAATCGTTTGCAATGTTGTTTTCATAAAAAACGGTTATTTGCTTAATACATGCGATGGCTTTTGCAATGTTCGGGGCAGTGAATACGGCAAAACGTGGTTTTTACTGAAATCAGAAGCAGAAGCGGCATTGCAGGCGATGGAAAAGGAGTGCGAATGATTATGGAAAATTATTTTGTTTGCATTATGAAAAATGGTTCATGGGAAAATTTTGATCACAAATGCAATAAAGTTGATTTACTTTCCGGAAGCGCGTTTGCTTTTAAAAATGTGGATGGATCCGGCGAAGTCACTTTATCAATTATCCCAATAGATAATATTTTAAGAATTGACAATTACATAGTAGAAGATAACGAGCAGGAGGGCGAAGAATGATTGTTACAAAAGCAGAATACAAAGAAATCAAAGAAAATCTTATTGATAATGGAATGAATCATTGCAATGCATGCGATTCGATTTTCATTGTTAAAAATAACAATGGCGGAGATATAAATGAATGTATTTGCCCTTGTTGCGGCGTATGTGGAGAAGATCACATTGAAGCAGTATTCATAGAGGAGGAAGAAGCATGAGGAAAATCGCAGAGGTTGCGGAAGATATAAAAAGCATTTTGAACAATATCGAGAAATCGGAAGAATGCAACGGCGAAACGCTTGTTGATATTAATGAATTAGTTGATGAAATTCTTTCGATTAATTCGGAGAATATGCGAACAAAGCATGAAAGGGATATCATTTCGGAATATGTAAAGATAAACCGCCCGGAAATATTAAATTCCATAGATTTCATAATTTTTAAAGTTGGCTCGATATGTAGTGAATATGTAAAACAAATCGTTGAAACATACAAAACGATTGATATTGAAAAATTAATACAGGCGGCGGAGCAGTTAGAAAAAGACGCAGGCGCGGCGCAGGAGCAGGAGGGCGAAGCATGAGCGAAAACGATATCATTGCGGAATATGTAAAAAGAGAATTTCCGGAAATATTAAAAACTTTTAGTTTTGCTTCATTTAGGCTTCGTATAGCCTGCCGCAATTTTGCGGATTCCTGCATTGAAGCAATCAAAAAGTTTGATTCCAGTTTAGCGCAGGCGGCGGAGCAGGCGGCGCATGCGGCGGATGGTTTGAAAATAGGACTCCCGATAATTGATGAAATCCATACGGAAGAAGCATATTGCAAGCCGGAAAATATGAATGGAATTGTATATGTAAAAGCAATTATTCAAGGCGAAAATGCTTCCGGGCAAAAGCTTGTGAAATTGGTTGCACAAAATACGGATGGCATCAAGCCATTTTATACAGATGGCAAAGATCTCATTGTTTTCGGCATCGATTATGGTAAAAGTGAAAATTAGAGTAAAGCAGGAGGGCGAAGCATGATGCAGGAAATTTTACTTTCAATCCATCCGGAATATTGGGATCTGATTAAAAGCGGCAAGAAAACGCTTGAAATCCGAAAAGTAAAGCCGCAAAACGTGTTCTATCCGTTCCGCGTGATTGTATATGTAACCGGGGGGATCGGCGTTGTAGGCAAATTCGATTGCGACGAGATCCGGCAGACAATCCGCCCGGCGCATCTTGTGGAAGGCAGTTGTTTGACGGAAGAAGAATTGAACCATTATTCAAGGGGGCGCGCTCTTTGCGGTTGGCATGTGCAGGAAGGAAGCGTTGTTGAATACGAAACGCCGATTCCGCTTGAAGTTGCAACCGGGTTAAAACGTCCGCCGCAATCGTGGTGTTATTTGTATAAGGATGATGCAGGATGAAGAAAGAAGAGATAAAAGAAAAATTGCCGCATTTCATGGTTGATCTTTCCGAGGAAGAAAAATCCGGAAACACATTGAAAAAGTATGCGCATAATATCGAATTGTTTATTGATTGGCTTCCGGATGATGCAGAGATCGAAAAAACCGTTGTAATTGATTTTAAACGGCATCTTCTTGAAGATCTGCAATTCCGGACGAATACAATCAACAATTATATTATTTCGATCAATAAATTCTTGTATTATTGCGGAATTGATGATTGCAAGGTTAAGCAGTTGAAGAAGCAACATGCGGCATCCAATAGCGAAATCATATCCCTTGCAGACTTCAAGCGGCTTTTGCGGTTTGCCCGGCGCATGAATCAAGAAGATACATATTTGATTATGAAAATTCTTGCCATGACCGGGATCCGCATTGAAGAATTATCATTCTTTACCGTTGAGAATGTGAAAACAAATTATATTCACGTTCGGAACAAGGGCAAGGAACGATCAATCATCATTCGGCAGGACTTGGCGCGCGAAATCCGGCAATATTGCCGCAATAAGGGCATAAAATCCGGCATTATATTCTTTTGCAGAACGCCGGGCAAAATGATGGCAAAAAGCACGATTTGGCGCAGGATGCAGAAGATCGCAGGCGTTGCAAGGGTAAGCAAAAACAAGGTTCATGCGCACAGCTTCCGGCATTTGTTCGCGAAAATGTTTTTGGAAGAATACAACGGAAGCATCGCAGAATTGGCGGATATATTGGGGCATAATTCACTTGAAACAACGCGCATTTATGCCAAAACAACGGATGAAGAAAAGCGGCGCAAATTGGAAAGGATCAAATT